GAGCGACCCAGGGCCAAGGCCGAGCGACCCAAACCCAAGCGTAACGACGGCGTATGTCGCTGCCCGCAGCCCGCCGTGGACAGCGATTACGACCTAGACGGGGACGATTCCTTCTGCTGGCGCTGTCACCGCCCGATCTTCATCGAAGGGAACGACCAATGATGCAGCCTCCCATGCTTGTGATGAACGGGACGGCACCAGCATTCCGTGACGCGAACACCTGGAAAGTGTTCATGGGGATCACGGAAGAGAACCAGGACCAATACAACCTCCTGGCTGACTACGCCAGCGCGCCCGCCGACGAGGCGTGGGTTCATGCCTGCGTCAATCGGCTCATCGAGGCGGCGCAGAGCGTGCCGCTGCGGGTCTACCAGTACCAGAGCGACGGCCTTGACCTCATGCCGGTCATGGGTACGGACAACCAGGCGGGCAAGGATCTGCAGCACCTGCTCGATTGGGTCAACCCCGTCGACATGAACGGGTCGGATCTCAAGGCGTACACGATCGCATCGTGGGCCATCTGGGGCGGCTGCTACTGGATGAAGGTTCGCGGCAAGCTCGGCGGCCCGCCGCAGGAGTTGTTCTGGCTGCCGGCGCCATCGGTGCGCTATGACGCACCGGACGGCCGCATGGTGCTGCAGTACCACTACACGCCGAAGTCCGGCATCGCCACGGACATCGCGCCCAAGGACATCGTCGCGTTTCGCAGCGTCAACCTCGCCAGTCCGCTCGACCTCGTGAGCCCGCTGTCCGCCGCGCGCAACGACATGACCGTGCAGCGTGAGGCGTCCATCCACACCGCCGCGACCATCCGCAACTGGAGCGTGCCGCCGGGCGCGTGGATACCCGCCAAGGGAACGGAGATCACCAGCCAGGACAAGGGCATCATCGAGCGGATGATGGCCCGCCTGCGGGGACCGCACAACGCGGGTCGCGTCCCAATCCTGCCCATCGAAATGCAGTGGGTGCCGCTGGCGATGCACCCGCAGGACGCCGAGTGGCTGCAGGCGCGGCGAGTATCGCGTATGACCGTCTGTGCGGTCCTAGGAGTGCCCCTAGTGCTCGCCGGAGACGACGAGAAGCTAACTACCTATGCCAGCCTGCGCGACGCCCGCAAGATCTTCTGGGAGGACACGGTAGTCCCGAAGCTCAACTGGATCGCCGATGTCATCAACGGCTGGCTCGTGCCGGACTTCGATCCCTCAGGGGTGACCAAGGTGGCCTTCGACTACTCCACCGTCGTCGCCCTCAAAGAGCCAATGAGCGTTGAGAAGAACATCGCGCTCTCCGAGGTGCTCAACCAAGTCCGCACGCCGGACGAGTACCGCAGCCAGTTCCGCATCGGGAAGAAGCTCAAGGGCGGCATGGGCAACCGCGTCCTGCCGAAGACCACCGTCACGCTCCGGCCCGATCCGAGCGCCGACCCGGCCCTGTTGGCGACGCTGTTCCCGGCGATGAACGTCAACAGCGGCGTGAAGAACCCGCAGTCCACCGCCGAACTGTTCCAGCCCGGTATGAGCCAGGGCGATTACTTCGACCTGCCGGCCGACCTGCGGACGCCGGAAACCGTCGCCGGCCCCGGCGGCGCGCCGGCCGCTATGAGCGCCTACGGCAAGCACCTCTACCAGCAGCAGGCCGTGCGCGCGTTCGTCAAGTTCGGCGGGCCGCTTGACGTAGAGGCGCTCGGGTTCACGGAAGAGGATCGTCAAGTCATAGAAGACGGGCTCCGGCGGCGAAAGAGCGCCGCGCAGATCGCCGCCGCACTAGGAGAGAGTCATGCCTGACAATCCCTTTGGCCCCATCGTGGCCGTCCGCACTCTTGAAGAGACGGATGACACCCGCACTATCGAGGGACGGGCGATCCCCTACGGCGGCCCGTTCAATGGTAAGGACATCTACCGGACGTACTTCTCGGCCCGGACCGACCTTGCCATCGATCTGCCCATCAAGATCTGGTATAACCACGGCTTCGACCCCGACTTCGGCTTCTCGACTCTCGGGCATGCCACTTCCGTCCGCGACGCGGACGACGGCAGGTGGGTGCAGGCGCAGATCGACAAGCGACATAAGTATTACGAGACGCGGGTCAAGCCGCTGCTAGATCAGGGGATGCTCGGCTTCTCGCCAGGCAGCGCAGAGCACTCCTACCAGGAAGACCCCAAAACCGGCGAGCTGCTCGCCTATCCCGTCCACGAGATAAGCCTCACGCCGACCGAGGCGAACCCGTGGGCGCAGATCGCCGCGCGCTCCGCCGAGGTCATCACCATCGTCGCCGAACGCGCCGCGATGGCGACTGCGGACATCAACGACCTGCCGGACTCGGCGTTCGCCTACATCGAGGATGGCGGCGACAAGGACGAGCAAGGCAAGACCACACCGCGCTCCAAGCGCCACTTCCCGATTCATGACGCCGCGCACGTCCGCAACGCTCTCGCCCGCGCGCCGCAGTCGCCCTTCGGGGACAAGGCCATGCCCGCCATTCAGGCGGCAGCTAAGAAGCTCGGCATCGGCGATGCGGCGAAGTCCGCCGTGCGCGCCGGCAAGCGCAACGCCAAAGCCGATCAGGACAACCTCGATGCGGCGCACCAGGCCGCGCACACCATTCTCGACCACACCACTGCTGCAGGTGCCAACTGTGACGCCTGCACTCCCCCTGACGGTGATAGCGATGAGGGGGCTTCCCGCTCGGCTGACTCCCCGCCCACGATCAAGATCGTGGAACGGGAGAACGCAGCGTTCCGCCCGGACATCGACGCAATCGCCGCCCGTGCTGCGAAGGAGGCCGTGTCCCGCTTGACCGGCTGACAGCTCGCGCACCTTCTCCCAAACCGACCCGCCAAACGGCGGGTTTTTTGATGCCCAAGGAGCACCAATGGAGATCACTCAAGCAGACCTGGAGAAGATGGTCACGGAGGCGGCCGCCAAGGGCGCCACCGAGGCCGTCCGCTCCCTCAACCCGGTCAAGGAAGAGGACCGGCCCGGCGGACCTAAGCCCGTCGAGAAGCCCAATGTCATCGTTCATCGGCCCCGGCCGCTGAACATGGCCCGTGCCGTCAACGCCCTGCGCTACGGCTCGTGGAAGAAAGCTAGCGCTGAGCTCGAAAAGGACTTCACCGAGGCGACTCGGGCGATGTTCCCGTTTACCGCTGCGCCTAATGAGAAGGACGAGGGCGGCAACTCGTTCTCCTGGCCCGCCAACGTGGACGCCTACCGCGCCGTTCTCTCTGAGGGCTCGTTCAAAGACACCGACTCCGAGTTCCAGAAGATGGCCGTCCGCGCCATGACCGAAGGCACACCGACCACGACCGTCGCTGGTGCTGGCGCGTTGACCCCGATCCAGTACCTGCAGGACGAGTTCGTGCTCGCGCTCACGTCGGCGGTCGTGATTCAGAACATCCCCGGCGTCGAGACGATCCCGATCACCTCGCCCGTCGTGGCCCTCCCGCGTGAAAGCACGGCGGCCACGTCGACCATCGTGGCGGAAGCCGGAACGCTCACCGCGAGCGACCCGACGTTCACCCAGCAAACGTTCACGACCAAGAAGATCTACGGCTACAAGCAGTATTCGAACGAGCTGCTTGCCGACGCCAACCCGGCCCTGAACGCCTACCTCGGCAGGACCCTCGCCCGCGACGTGGCCTTGCAGAAGGACTACCAGTTCCTCGTCGGCTCTGGCTCCGGCGCGAACCTGACGGGCCTCGCTTCGTACTCCGGCTTGACCACGCCCACCGGCTCCGGCATCCCGGTCACCAACGGCTCCCCAGCGACCTACGACAGCATCGTCCAGATGATCTGGGCGCTGCGCCGGGTCAACGCGGAGCCCACGGCCTTCGTCATGCACCCGGCGCTCGGCCAGCTCCTGGCGACGATCAAGGATGCTGCGGGCCGCCCGCTCTTCCTCGACGGCAACATGTATTCGCTCGGCGGAGCGAACATGCCGATCAGCACGGTCGGGGCTTCGACTTGGACGTACCCGGCCGCTGCCCGCGGCACGATCCTCAATGTGCCGGTGTTCTTCTCGACCCAGCTCAGCTACACGGCGACGTTGGGCACGGCCACGGCCAACACGACCTCGGCCTTCATCGGCAACTTCAACTTCTGCAAGATCCTTGAGCGCGCCGCGGTAGATATCGCTATCAGCGAGCACATCCTGTTCACCACGGACCAGACCGCGATGCGCGCCATCTGGCGTGGTTCCCTCGCCCTTACTCAGCCAACCGCCTTTGCGGTCGTGCCTGGGTTCGTCGTTCAGTAGGCGGGTAACCCCCCGAAGGAGTAACCGCTATGCCGAACCCGCAAGACACGAACTATCCGTCAGGTCGTCAGGTCGTCCAGTTTATGAACGTCCTGAACGTCAACGACTCGACCGCCAAATTGCTCTTCACGATTCCGGCGGGCAGCATCATTACGAATGGCCGGCTCATCCCGTGGGCTACGCCCTCCAATATGACGTACTGCCTCATGTCCATCGGCGTCGTCGGTGGCACGGGTACAGAGTACCTCGACCACTACGACCTGAAGAACGCCACTAGTGGCGGATCTAACGGGGCGATCATCAACCCTCACATTCTTTGGAAGAACTTTGGGGCGCAGTCGTCTAACTACGGCTACGGGTCCGAGTACCGCGGCGGCGTGAGCTATGGCTCCAATGCCGTCGGCGTCACTGGACAGATCACCAGCTCCGGCACGGCCGGAGGCGCTGGACCCTGGACGGTGATTTTCGACGTAATCACCATCTAGCCATTTCCCCGGCCGGGGCGTAGTCCACCTCCCTGCGCCCCGGCCACCTCCCCTGGAGAAGCCATGCCCGGCGTATTCGGCAATTCCGTTCAGGACTCTGTTCAAACCCTCCAGAGCACTACGACCGCCGTGGCCTTGGGTTCCAACGGCTTCACGGGGCGGTTCCAGATGAGTGTCTTCAACGCCGCGGGTTCCAACGGCGCAACCCTCTTCATCGGCGGGCCGAACACGACCGTGGCCTCCGGTACCGCCGTTGCGTCAAACGCCCAGTGGGGGCCGTATGCGGCTCAGCCGGGCTCGATCTACGGCGTCGGCCTGACCAACGTCCGCATCATCGAATGGTCCTGATCTATGGCCGCCACCGCTGTAGGCACCTACGCCACATTAGCGAACCTCAAGTCACGCCTCGGCGATCAGGACACGCTGGACGATACGCTACTCCAGCTCTGCTGTGACCAGTCGAACATGTGGATCGAGACGCGGACGGGGCGCATCCTCGCGCCGATCCCCGCCTTCGCGACCACGGTGGCGTCGGGCTTCACGGCGGGAACGAGCACCGGCACGCTCACGACGGTAGCGGGGCTCAACGTCGGCGATGTGCTGTGCTTCGAGGCGCTCGGCGCGGCGACGCGCGAGTCGGTCCTGGTAACTGGTATCTCCGGCTCGACCGTTACCACGGCAACAAACGTCGCCTCCACGCATACCGGGGCCGTCAAGCGGGTCTACGTCTTCGATGGCTTCAACTCCTATGAGAACGGCAAGGTGTTGCCCATTCCGCTGGGCATCATCTCGCTAACGAGCCTTGAGGTGGCGACGTTCTCAGCGGGCTCGGGCGGCTGCAACACCGTCAACGTCGTGTGGTACACGATCCCCAACTCTGACACGTTCATTAGGCCGAACTATCAAGAGCGCGTGCCGGGCTGGCCGGGAACTGAACTCTGCATCACCAACGTCCCGCTCCCCGGCGACATCACGCCCTCGTTCTACCCCGGTTACAACAACTGCCGCGTGGATGCCGCGATGGGCTGGCCCGCGACCCCCGATGACCTCGCCGAGGTCGGGCTGAATATGGCCGTCGCTTTGTACCGCGGCCGCGGTAGCACGGGTGGCGAGATGGTGTCAGTCGGTACTGACGGCACGCAGGTCATCAACCGCGCCCTCACGTATGAGGACAAGTGGACGCTCTCGCGCTACGCGCGTAAGGACGTGAGGATCATCTAATGGCCGATGCGCTACACAACCAGATCGCCGCTGGGCTCGCCACCGTCGCCGCAGGCATCACGGGCGGTAGCGCCTACATCTCGACCATGCGCGGGGCTCACGCCGCGCCGATGAGCAACCTGCCACCCGCGCCGCAGACAGTCATCGGGCCGCCTTCGGGTCGCCTTACGGCTGCAGCCCATGAGTCGCTGGCGATCCGGTTCCCGATGCGCGTCTATTTGGGCAAACTGCGAAACCTGGAGCAGACGCAGCACGATACGAACGAGTGGATCGACGCCTTCATTGTGGCGTTCCGCGGATCGGCCGGCATGGGGATTGACCTCGGTCTTGCAGCGCTGGGGGTAACTGCGGCGCTGATCGAGTCGTGGGACAGCGACAAGTATTACGAGATCAACAACGAGCCGATGCAGCTCATCGACTTCGTCGTGGCCGTGTTCGTCGATCGGCCCGTGGTCTACCAATGAGTGGCGAGGTCATCATCCACGGCGTCCAGCAGCTCGTGGCGAACATGAACAAGCGTGAGGCGGCCATCGAAACAAACAAGATGCGCGCCGCGCACTCCGCCGCGAACATCTTCCGCAAATACATTCGGCTTGAAGCGCGGTTGATCCGGGGCAAGGGTGTCGCTGCGGGGTTCACCGCCAAAGGCAAGCGCAAGACCAACAAGCACCTCCTAGAGACGCGGGTAGTCGTGGTGCCGGTCCCCGGCGGCTATGCGGCTAAGGATGTTGCGCCGCACGCCCACCTCGTCGTTCACGGCCATAACCCGCCGTCCAGCCCGATCACGCCGCACCCCGCCTGGTTCAGCGGCGGCGCTGGCGCTAAGGCGCTGTCCTTCGCCGGCGTGGCCCGCGCATCGTCCCCCGGCGGAGTCGCCAGAGGCAATCCGTTTGTTCATCGTGCCTTCATCGCAGCAGGCAAAGAACCGTTGATAGCCGCCCGGGTCGTTCTATTCGAGGGCGGACCGGAAGTACCGGACGAATAGGAGAGAAGCATGGCCGGTGCAATAGCCCTAGAGCGACTCCAGGCAGGACTGGAGACTGTACGGTTTACCCCCGTTCCCGCCACCCGCAAGGTCTACGGCGAACGGGGCACTACATGGTACGAGGAAGTCAAGACCGAGGAGTTCCTCGCCGAGAACACGGGCTCCTACATTGCGAACTTCCGCCACGTCGTGGCCGAGAAGCACGCCACGCTGAACGTGCCGTTCTTCGTCACGGGCGCGGATCTCGCGTGGTGGGGCCAACTGGCGTGGAAAGGCAGCGTGGCCGCCACCGGCCCGACATCGGGCTCCGTCTACACCTATGCCTTCACCCCGTCCCTCGTCGCGGATGATCTCAAGTTCGCCACGTTCGAGGGCTACAGCGACACGCAGGGTGTCCAGTTGCCCGGCTGCATGGTCAATAAGCTGGAGATCAGTTGGCAGGCCGGCTCGTCCGTCAAGGGCACGGCCGACATTCTCTGCCAGCAGGCCACCTACCAGGCCGTTACGGCGGCCGTGCCGGAGCGCACC